GGAGCATGAGAGACGATCTCGGCGTCCCCGATGACGTTCCACGTCTTACCCGTGGAGTCTACGAAGTTGGTGGTTCCAGGAGCCTGGGCCGCGAAATCAGGGTTGGCCACCAGGACACCGGCAATACCGTTGTACACCTGGGTAGCAAAGGTCAATCCCGCAAAGGGGTCCCGCGTGCCGTCAGCACGTCCGCCCACTTCCAGGTTGGCGGTGTTGGAGAAGATGGAGGTGACGCCTGCCTGGATGACCTGGGCTCCAAGCTGGGTCCAAGGACCGGAGACAGTGGGGCCGGTGTAGAAGGTGATGGTCCGTCCACCGGCTCCGTTGTTCACGTCTAGCGTGGCGCGAAGGGTGATCCGGTCCCCGGTGTCGATGGGAACGGCTACAGTGGAGGAGACGTTCACGACGTTCAGACCGTCATCGGACCACGCCAAGCGGATCAGCCCTGAAGGCAGGGCGTCAAGGCGGTAACCGCGTTGGTTGGTGTTGTCGTTGTACTTGCCCACCAGGGTGGAGTTAACGGCCACCGGCCACGTGTCCGCGATGATGTCCGTGCGGATGTCGATGTCTCCTACGATGTCCAGTGACGCGGTATCGAGCGTCCGGGCATAGTTCCCTGAGGTTCCCGGGGTGCTGAGCGCTCCGGACGAAGGGTAGGCACGTGCGAAGGAATCGTAGAAGGACGGACCCACCAGCCGATAGGTGTTGAGCATGTTCGGGGTGTATTCGTAGTCATTGACTACGGTCACCCCGGTGGTACCCACATCTTGACCGCCTCGCACCGGGACCCACGTGGGTTCAAGTTCCGTACTCCGCTCAATGGAATACACCACGTTGGGGTCAAGGTCTCCAGCGGTGAGCTGGACACGCCCCAAGTCATCAAGGTAGACGGCGGTAAGCGTGGCCATTAACGGCTCCTTCCGGTGGCGGCACGGGCACGGCGCATGGTTTCGCGGGTCATTGCGTTGTGCTGTTCCACCACGATATCAGTCAGTTCCCGTTCTCCGATTTTCACGAGGAAGAAGTTATCCCCGCTCTGGCCCACGGCGTTGATGGTTCCGCTACTGGACTCATTGCCGCTGCGGTCTGTGACTCCGGCTCGGCTGAGTGCGGACGCCAACACGTCCGTGACGCGGCTGTCTTCCAAGGGAAGCACCGCCTCCGTACCAGCCTCACCCACCATGGCCAGCGTGGGTCCTGTGACCAGTCCACCGCGTGCCAGGTAGGGAATGTTCGGCGTGTTGATGGTGCCGCCACCAACGGTGCCCACCCCAGGAATTTCTACCGAAGGGATAGAGAATGACAGATTGTTCCATCCCGCGATCACAGAGTTAATCGCCGATCGGAAGCCGGAGGCTAGCGGGCTGAACATGTTGCTAAGCGCACCACTGATGCGGTTTGGGATGTTGAGAATAAATCCGACAAAAGTATTCCAACCTGTCTTTAGGGTGTTCAAATGCCCAAGCACCGTGCTCTTGACAATGGCGATGCCGTTCTTGAGGGGCGTGAACACGTTGTTGTTGATGTGGTTCCAGGCAGTCCGGAAGGCGGCTTGCAGGAGGTTCCACGCACCGATCAGGGCTTGCGTGTGCTCCTCTCCCTTTTCCTTGATGAACTCAAAGATCATGGACAGATTCTCGCCCGCTTGCTGGAACTGTTGCACGACCCATTCGATCGCGGTACCAAGAGCGAGTACGAGCAAATCAATCAGTACCTCAATGATCGGGATCACATACGGCACGATGACATTCTCAACAAGCCAGAGCAGTACGGCTCCAAGCGCCGTGATGATCGGCTCAAGCACCGTGCCGATAAGGTCAGCGACCACCCCGAGGAGCTGGAACAGAGGTTCCAGAGCCTCAATCAGAGGTTCCAGGGCATCCAGGACAGCCGTGATAATTGGGGCAAGTGCCTCAAAAACGGCACCAACTACCCCAACAACGACACTCAAGTTAGCGCCTAGTACCTCAGCGAGTAGGGAGATAACTGGCATAAGGGTATTAATCGCATCAACTAGGAGAGGACCTAGCAATTCGAGAATTTCGGTCAAAGGAGCAATAAGGGGCTGAATGGCAGCGGCTACCACATTCAGGATAGGGGCAAGTGCAGTAAGCACAGATCCTACCAATTGGGACAGAGGCCCAAGAAGCGGGGCAACTGCGCCAAGGATATTGGAAATTCCCGAGATGATCGGAGGGATGGCAGGAGCGATGTTACCCAGGACTGTAGCGAAAGACTGACCCACCGTATTGAGGGCTTCGAAGATCGTGATGAGAACAGTCTGTCCCTGGGCAGACGCCAAGAAGTCATCAAAGGTCTGGAGTACTTGACCGAAGACGCCCAGGATGTTGCCGCCCGTGGCGCTTGCAGCGGCTCCGATCGATGCGAAGATGCCCACGATGGGGGAGAGGATGTCACCGATGGCCGAGAAGACCGCCATGGCGTCACGAATCCAGTTCACGGCTTCACCTGAGGCGGCGGCCTGGGAAAGGAAGGCAGCGAACTGGGTAATGAGATTGGCTAGCCCCGCTCCCGTGTCCTCCCCGAACGCTTCGTTGATAGCCGTCCCGATGCTCAGGAGTGAAGAGAAGAGCAACGACAGGGGTTCCTGTAGCCGGTCGATTACTCCGGCCATAATGGCGAAGGACTGGGTTACGAAGTCGATGCCCTCTTGGGATGTGGCCACGACTGCCAGGTTTTGGATGACGCCGTTCATCGCGGACGCCACCGCTGTCATGCCGTCTGAGACTGGTCCCAGGAGGGTTTCGGCCAGGGAGACAAGGACCCTATCGAAGTCTTCGAAGAAGGCATCCTGTACCCGGTCCCGGAGTTCGTCCAGAGCCGGGGCCATGTCCCGAAGGGCCTGAGCGGCTTCCTGGACGCTGGGAGCCAACCCCTCCATCGCCTCTTCAAACTCCTCCGCATCCCCGAACGCGGAGGCGAAGGCGTCCCCTACACCCAGGGTGGCGACATTCAATGTCGTCATCCCGGCGGCGGCCACACCGATGACGGAGGGGAGGCCCGCCACGATACCCACCGCTGGGGCTAGTGCTGCGGTCAACTGAATGGCGGAAGCCGCTGCGGCGGCCAAAGCACCGCCGAAGAGCGCGAACCCTGACACGGGTAGGCGGATACCCGCGATGGACGAGAGCGTGGCGCTCAGGCCCTCCCCAAACCCGTCCCCGAACGCGGTACCGGTGTCCCGCCCTCCACGCCCTCCGTCGTTGACGAACCGGCCGAACTGATCCCGAAGACGCCCGTTTACGTCACGCTTGAATCCGTTCTCCAGGCCATCACCAACACCTTCCGCGAGCGCGTCTCCGATGACCTCACCGCTGGCGCGGGCGGCGGAAACGAAACGTCCCTGGGCGTCCACGATCCGGCCGGAGGCGTTGCGGCGTAGACCCTCCCCCAGGGCTTCCCCGGTGGTGTCAGCGATCGTCTTACCGACCGTCTCTCCCACTTTGGCGGCTTGCCGCGCCATGGCCTGCTCAGCCCGGGAGACACCGCTGGTGAGTTCGTTCTCTACAGCCCGCCCAGCGGCGTTCGCGGCACGCTGCGCCTGTCGAGTATCCAGCTCCGCTGTAATCTCGACATACGCCCGGTCAAGTGGCCCCGCCATATCCGCACCTCAAAACGTGTGTACTGTCAGTGACAGCTTACCGCCTAATTGCGGCGTTTCTTGCCGCTTACTCCCCCGGAGGTCAAGGTCTTGATGGCTGCCTTCGAATTGAAGGTGTTAGTGGCCGCACTGCCCCACCCTGCGGGTTTGGGCGGCATACGACGCTGGCGCTTCGGTCCCTCTTGTGCGGCGGTCTTGGCGGCGTTGCGCGCTTCGTCAAGTACCGGCTTCGCCTTGGCAAGATGCCATGCGGCCCCGGCTTCCGCAATGGCGTCATCAAACTTCTTCTTCTCCTCATGTGAGGAGTTGCGAACTGCGAAGTAGTAGACCAGATTCAGCCATGTATCCCAGGGAAGTGAGAGGTGATCTACGTTTCGCGAAGCACACCACCCGTCAAAGTAAGGCCAAATCTGGTCAGCGGTGGCCCAGCTCAGAAGGTAGATTACTTCGGGGTAATCCCTTTTCCCAGGGCTTCCCCGAACATCCATTCGATGATCTCGTTGAAGGTAACCAGGTCAATGGGTCCGTACTCGCCCCAGAAGCGCTTTTCGAACCGGTAGAAGGACTCCTCTTCAAAGATGCCCCTCAATTCCTCCATGAGGACTTTACCGGCGTCGTTGTCGGGTTCTCCTGCTGCCGCTTGCATCTTTCCCTGAAGCGCCGAAACGTTGAACATCTGACCCGCTGCGATGCCTGCCTTAAGAAAGAACATCTCGTCATCGATGTCAAAGTTGACCTGAGTCGTGCGGGTCTTGAAAGACTTCATGGACATAGCCCAAAGCTCCTATCAGAAACGCCGCATGGCAGACCGGAGCCCGTCCACAAGGAACGGGTTAGCCCGCATGTAGCGTGTGCCGTCATGGACGAAGATTGAGTACTCTACGTCCGTACCGATTCGCTCAACCATAGCACCGGCTCGAACGTATTCCCGAACCTGAATGGAGTTGATAAGGTTACCGGTGTCGATACGGCGCGGATCGGCGCGAAGTCGTTGTTTAGCTGCCGCTTGGGTAGCAAGTGCCCGCGCACGCAGATTTTTCACCACTCCCGAAGTAGGGGAGGTCATCAGAACGCGTGCCTCCCCGTAGTTCCAGGAGTGGCGGGTCTTAGACCGAACCATGGTCTCCCCTAACTGACGCCGCACGGATAGCCGCCGTTCACCACTCCGATAGCCACCGTGATCTCCGAGCCTTGACAGCGTCCTTCGGGTCCGGTCTCTACCTGAGGGCCAACCCAGTACCGTTCGAAGAGCTTTTGACCGTTCTCTTGAGGCTTGACTCCCGCACACATGCAACACATCAGCCCCGCACGGACAGCCCAGGCGTCTTCAACGGTCACGCGGGCGGCGGCGTTGACAGCCTCGCAGGGAGGAGGCTCCCCGTTCTCCCCCATATCAGGGGCACATCGGAGCATGGACACCGTGTACTGGAATACGTACAGGGGAGGTCCGCACTTCCCCACCCCACGGTTTGACGTGCCGTCCCATGGTGCGGGGAATTCGGCACTTTCATACTGGGTAGTCAAGGAGATGGCGAGTTGTCCACATTCACAGTCATCCCATGCGATCTCGCCGGTAGTGATGCACATCCGATTAGGCAGGCCCGAAGTCGTTCCGGCCAGGTAAGGGCGGATGCACTCCATCAGGTGTTCGGCCAGCTCGAATCCTGCAAAGGGGTTGGAGTTCCTGAAGGTCATGAGGTCCCTACCCGTCGCGGCTTCGGTCCATCGATGTCGAAGATGTTTGCTGTCCCCGTACCGCTGGGGTTGTACGTCTTGATGAACATGTCAGCCCAGTACAGACCTAGCATCCCCTTAGCGAATGCCTGATCCGAATCGAAGAACACTTTGGTTACCCCTTGCCGGGATACTTGCTGGACGGTGCCGCTGGGAAGAACACACCCTCCAGCACCCACGCACCGCTTCGCAATCTCCACGGCAAGCTGGCCCGCTGCCAGCTTCCCCAGTTCAGGAACGTCATCTCCGTAACGGGCGGTCACGGACCAGGTCCCGGTCTGATCGTCGTCAAGGTTCAGGTCATTGCAGCGGGGCCAGTCTTCCCCGTCCAACCGAACCAGAAGGTTGAAGTTGTCCACGCGGTACGCCGAAGACGGGAGCACCGCACCATCCACCTTCACTTCAACGATGGAGTTCACGGGGTAGGGAAGTCGGACCTCCGAGACATGCGAACAGGAGCACTCGGAGAAGCACGACCCGCAGGCAATGTTGATCCAGTTGCCCCCCACTAGGGCAGGCTGAGGCCACGGCCACGATGCGGCCGTGAGGTTGTTCCATCCCTGAAGCGGAATCCACGGCCACGCCGGAAAGCAATCCTTCCGACATGGCCGCAGGGTTACGGTACACAGACCGAACTGGCGCTTTGTACGCATCCAGAGCGCTTCGGTAGCCGCCATGGCCGCCATGGCTTCCAGTTCTGGCGTGGTGCCTTCGGGGAACGTGGCGCACTCCAGTTCCCAGGCTTCGCATGGTCCCGTGATCGCCACGTTTACCCCCTTGGTGTGGTCTTTAGTGTAACGCTAGTTACCCGACGCGGGCCTACGCGGCGGTTCGTCATAGACAGAACCCACCCGCTTAGGAACCCGAAGCGTTTGCGCTTGGCGGTTCGTGGCCACGAATGGTGGGCGAAACACCGATCCTGCCTCCCCGTTAGGCTTCCGGGGGAAGCGACGGGAGGCAACCATGCGGTTTGCTCCCAGCGTGACGTACCCCTTAGCCCAGTCCAGGTCCAGCGCGGAGGCATCTTGACCGATGAACTTGTGAGCCTTCCGGCCGGTGCCATGGCCTACCAAGCTCTGGCCGTCCCGGTGGTCCACGAGCGACGGCCACGGACACCACGTGTTCAGCCGCTCCACATCGATGGCGTATCGCCCGATGCGGCGGTCATACTGCGGGTACCGCTGTTGGTTGCACCAGCGGACCATGCCGTTGATGATGCGCGTGGGGAGCACGATAGCAACCCCCCAGTTCAGGGAGGGCATCTTCACCCAGGACGCGTCCGCGTCCTTGGCTTCCTGAACGGCGCGCTCCACTTGGTTGGCCGCCGGACGCCGAGTGCCGATGTAGGGGGAAACCACGCCTACTTCGGGAAGGTGGTCCAGTGCCGTTTCCAGGCCCGGGATCAGGTCTTGGCACACCAGCGCGTCATCCTGAACCACCATCCCCCATTCCGCGTCCTGATCGATCGCTTGCCACGCACGGCGGCCGGTGTGCCAACGCGTGTTATCCACATCCCATACCACGTCTGAGTCCTTGAGGCCCAGACGTTCCACTAGGTCAGGGATGTACTCCTTGCGCTTGGGGTGCGCCATGATCTTGACAGAGAGTGTAGCCATCACACAATCCTCTCATATACGAAGAAGGATGCGAGACCTTCACGAAGCGGGGTCTCCACCCGGACCAATGCCCACTCTGGAAAGTACCGCGCGATATCCGGTGTGAACTCCCGGCGGAGGACGTGACGTGCGGTCCGCCCTCCGGCGTGGTTGGTGGAGTAGATGAGGACGAACGCCGTGGCGCTGTTGAACACCTGGTTCAGATACGTGAAGTAGTCGTCATCGTTGGGGAGATGGAAGAGAACATCCATGCTGAGTGCCAGTTCGGCGGTCCATTCCCGGCCCGGTTGCTGGGCTTCGTCGGGAGTCGCGAAGACGTACTGACGGAACTGAGCACGCATCCGCTCCAGAATCGTGGGGGACACGTCGATGCCGGTATACGCCACGTATCCCTCAGTGCCACGCTCACCCAGGTTCAACAGCTCCAAGACTTGACCGTCTCCGCAACCCCAGTCGATGACGCTCGTGACGCCGTGGTCGCGGATGAAGTCGTTGACGAACCGGGCCTTGTAGGTCCCCTCTTCACCTTCGGAGCCGGAGCCGGAGGTTCGTCCCTCGCGGTACCGGCGGTCCCAGTAGCCGCGCGGGTTGTAGTCCAGTTTCACTTCGTCACTCCAGGCAGGCGTGCCCCGAGCTTGGGGCCGGGATTGGCAAGCGCCAAGCGTCCAGCGTGCTTCTCCACGTTGATGATCTCCCCGGCTTCGGCGAGTGCCGAGACCGCCGCGAGGACGCCGGGGTTGGTGTCGGTGTCGTAGTCATCGAAGATGATCAGCGCGTCATCCGCAAGATGCGCACGCCACGCGCGGAAGTCCGCCATCACGGCTTCAAAGTGGTGGTCTCCATCGATGTAGAGGAGACCCACCGACTGGCCGCCTTCCATGTCGGCCCACATCTCCGCTGCCAGTGTCGTCATGGAACGGAGCGGGGTCACCTGGTCTTTGACTCCGGCTCGGGTGAGCTGGTCCAGAAACTCCCGGTAGGTTGCCGAAGGCAGACGCTCCAGGATGCGGTTCCGCCATGCCGAAACCTCTTCGGACCATGCGTCCACCGCGAAGACCGGCGCGCCGTACCCGATCTTGGCCCCGCGCGCCAGGTAAGCGGTGGATTTTCCCTTGTACGACCCTAGCTCTACGATCGCATTACTTGCGGGAACTACGCCCGCTTGGTTGTGGAGGAGTTCCCCTACCTCCGCCGAGATGA